AAAAACCAGGTTTGTTTGGGCAATTGTCCGCCAATGCAAATGAAAATGCCAACAATGCAGGTAGTCAATTTCAAACCAGTGCTGATACATACAGCGCAATCTCAGACATCCTGAAAGGGTTGTGAGATGAATGACAAACATGGAAGAAGTCGTCTATGAGATAGACTTCCAGATGTGCAAAAAGGACTTTCAATTCTTTTTTGAAGATATATGTGGTTGGCAATTGGCTGACCATCACGCTATATGGGTTGACAATTTACAATCGCATAACCGATACTGTGTGAAGGCTTCACGAGACCACGGCAAATCAGTGCTTTTCTTGAGTTATCTATTGTGGAAAGTATGCTTTTTCCCTGGCACTGACGCTATGATATTTAGCCACAGTCTTGACCAGACAATTCGCCACATGCGATTCTTGAATGATATGATTGAAAGCATACCAATGCTTGCAGTTATGAAGAAAAAAGACACATGGGCAAAAACATATTTTGGATTCAGCAATGGTTCTCGTATCAGTGCAAAATCCGTTGGTGGCGGTGTTCGTGGTGCTCACCCAGATATTATTCTATGTGACGATATTCTATGGGGAACAACAGATACTGAATTAAAGCGTGTAGCATCTTGGTTCTATGAAGTTCTAGTTCCGTGTCTCCACCACACATCAAAACTGATGATTGTTGGAACACCGTTCACACCGACTGACCTATACACTGAACTTGAAGAGAAACCAGGATACAGAGTGGAAACATACCCCGCAATCAATGCTCAAGGAGAACCACTGTGGCCAGAACGATGGGATTTGGAAGCGTTAGATGCACGACGAGCAGATATGCCAGCAGTCGCATTTACCCGTGAATATCTATGTGAACCAATTGACGATGCATCCAGTTTATTCCCATCCACTGTTCTTGCGCCATGTGAATCTCGCAATCATATATTGGCCAACAGGAGACTGACTGAAAAAGAAGGCGGAATGCATGATGACCAGTATTTCATTGGATGGGACCCCGCCATTTCATCTGAGCGAGCGGCTGACTATACGGTTATGACTGTATTGCGTCAACCGTCGGCTCAACCCAATATAGTGGAGATAGTACACATCACCAGACGAAAGGGTATGGATTTCCGTACCCAAATTATGGAGATTCAAAGACTGAATAACAAGTTCAGTCCTGAAGTCATTGAACTTGAAGCCAACCATTTTCAACGCGTGTTCGCAACAGAACTACGAGCCAATACCGATTTACCGATTAAAACATTCATTTCATCTAAAACCAAAAGAGAATCATTGCTGATGGGATTAGTGTTGAAGTTTGAACGAGAACAAGTGGTGCTACCAATGGGCGATGAATACTCTCGCAATTTGATGGCAGAACTGAAACAAGAATTATTGTTATTCGGTATGTCAAGGAAAGGTAAATTAGAAAGCATTGGCCGACATGACGATATGGTAATATCTCTTGCGCTAGCACATTGGGGCACGACGGAGTTCAAAGACCGGATTGTTGATTTAGATGATATTGCTGATATGTTCCCCGAAACAATACTAGGAATGTGATATTATGTGGGGCAGTTTATTATTGGGCGATGAATATGATATACCGTTTGACACAACAGGTTTAGACCTGAATGTATTGAGCATATGCAATCAATTATCGCAGCACCCAATGATGAAATCAACACCTGCACAACAAGGACAATCCATCATGGGCGCACCTGAAACAAGTGAAAATACTGATACAGGCAGTGAAGGGGATGGTAGTTTAACACCATCACCACCTCAATTAGACACACCAGACAATCAGCAAACCGATGATAAGAAAGTAAAGGATATGGCTCAAAAATTGGGAGGCAATCAATCTGCAACCCAACCCAACCCTGCAGCGTCACCATTGGCTAAATCAGTCGGGTGGTTTGATACTTTTGGCAAAAGCGCTGAATCTATTGTCAAAGACTTACGACATGCGCGCAGAACCAATAAAATGGTGAAAAGTGAAATTGATGACCTCATCAATGCAGTTCGTTTGATGAAACAACATGAAGTCAATGAAACATTGAAATCTGTGTCATGGACACATAATTATACAGATACAATCAAATCTATGGGATTGAATGACCGTGATTTGAAATCACTACACACATACGGAGATACTCGCAAGTCAGCATTAGTGAGAGCGTGTTTGGCATGGGAGGATGCAAATGCACGAATTGACAACTTGATTGAAAATGGCAATGATTGGACTTCATTGGAAAAACAATCATGGGTTCAGGCTCACGATGACAAAGATGCTGCTAAAAAATCATGGTCTAGCGCATTACATGTATTGGACTCATTGAATAAATCTGAAATGTCATGGCTATCAATGGCTGCGAATCAGTTAGAACACAACGGACAAATGGATGCCAGAACAATGGTAGCCAATCTTGTTGCATCAGGTCATTCGGTAAAGAAAATGACACCTGCCAAATTAAGTGGTTTGATGAAATCATACGGTAGTGAAGTGGGCATCATTAAAGGTGTCACTAGAAATCAATGGATGATTCAAAAACAAAATGGCGAATTGATAATCAAAGACCCCTGGGCTTATGCAGCAGGTTTCATTGACGCTGACGGATATATTACCATTACAAAACGAGGTGAACCCCGTGTTGGTTTGGTGGCTACTGGTGAGAGAGGTCGTGTTCATTGTGAACAACTACACAAAACACTTGGATGTGGCATATTACAATTGGATTTGAAAGTGTATAAAACCAGCGTTAATAAGTCACAACATCGGCTACAATTTTATTCAAAAAAAGATGTGAGAGAAGTACTAAAAGGCATCATGCCGCACCTACGACTTAAGAAAAACCAAGCCGAATCTGTGCTTGAGTTCATAGATGTTCCGAGCAAAGGAATGATTGCCAAACAAAGACGAAGACAATTGACAAAATTGGTCAAGTGGGATAACTGGTCAGACAAGAAAGGTGATGAACTACTGTCAGACTGGGGGATTCAAGCGGAGGCCGTTGAAGCATGGCGCGACCCCACTTTAATGCGTTTAGCAATACAAGCAGAACAATTGGAGGCAATACTATGAATGAAGCAACAAATTACGCCTGGACTTTCTTAAAAAACGATGGTTCATTTTACATGGATGATGACGGTGCGCCGCTGAAAGAACAAAATATGCAGCAAAGCGTGGATAGGTTAAACAACACACAAACCACAGGTGGTCAACCACAACAATCTCAATCTCCGAATAGTCCTACACCTCCTGAACAAGAAGAATCTAAACCGTTGTATGACCAAAAGCAACAGTTAGCAACCGCACATTTTTTGATGGATGATGTGAACTCCATTGCACAGAAGTTAATGAATGCACAACACGCAATGGGAACTATACAAGACCAAGGTGGAGATTGGGAACGGCTCATGTATGATATTCAACGGATTAAACAGATTCTTGAAGAAGCACTCACAGGCGATGGAGCAAGGCCTAGTGGGGGCTTGTGAACATGGCTGAAAATGGCCGAATCCAACGATTCTTAACTTCGCTTTCAAAACCATTCACTCGTAGGGAAACCCCTGCGCCAACAATGCCGCTATGGAAAAGCGGTATCCAAGAACCAGTTCTTGTTCAAGGTATTACCATCCCTGCGTTATTCGCAGTGTGTCAAGAATCAATTATTCTCCGAACAACAATCAACACATTAGTCCAAGAGATATTCCGTCGCGGTCTGTACTGGGAAAAGAAGTTTCAAAAGAAGTGCCGTGAATGCGATGAAGAATACCAACATGCAGTTGATACATGTCAATTGTGTAATGGTGAATTGCGTGATGTGGATAATGACGAAATTGTATATCCAAAGTGGTTGTTTGACCAACGCAATGATATGGACCAACAACCAATGGATGTATTGCGTGAAATTGAGTTTGATTTGAATATCGTTGACGACGGTTTTCTCATTCTCCAAAAAGAATACTATTTGGATAAAGAAACTGGTGACATTGAGTTCACCCGTTTGAAACAAATAGTGAGAGGCGACCCAACATTCATCCGAATGGTTGCTGACAAGCGTGGTGTTCGTGGTGGCAGATATCGTATCTGTCCAATTCACCGACACAAGACATATACTCATTCCGAAGAATACAAAACATGTGAAACATGTGAACTCCCATTACAAGATGTCCACTTTGTCAACACAGCAGGTAGTGGTAAAACACAATACTACCTTGAAGGTGAAGTATTGCACATATCCAAGTTCAACCCATCAAAATTGTATGGTCGTAGCCCTGTAGCAACAATGTGGCGACAAGCCATGACGCTGACTGCTATGGACAATTACATGTATCTCATGTATTCTAAACGCAGAATGCCTCGTGGTATTTTGGCAATCACAACTGACAATATCCAATCCACTGCATCGTTCTGGAAAGGTATTGAAGAAAAAATGGAACGAGACCCTCACTATATCCCGAAGGTTGGTGTTGAATCAGCAACTGGCCGTGGCCGTGTTGAGTGGGTCAAGTT